CATCCAGAGTATGCTTCGAGCCCGGCAATGCCCAAAGGTCACCAACTGCTTCTATTAGGCGAATAATCCAGCGGAAGGATTCCCATACGACTGAAACGACGAGCTTTACCGTATTGTAGATGCCCATGAACGCCGTTTTCACCACGTTCAGTATGTCCCAAAGCGTACGGAAAGCGTCGACCAAATTGTGTATTCCGGATTCGATGTCCGAGGCATCTACGTTCTTCATAAAGGTCATGAAGCCCTGACCCAGCTCGATCATTTTGTTCAGCACGTCGGCTGCGATCTCGCCCAGGCTAGCCAACTTCATACCCGCGGCCTTGCCGCGTTCCTCCCAGCCCTTGAGAGCAGCTTGACTGTCCGTCATCTCCGTGCCCGTGAACAGGCTGATCACTCCGCTCATGGTCTGCCGCAAACGAGCAAATGCCGGAGAGTCGGCCAATGCCGCTACGCCTACTTCGAACCCCTGTTTTATTCCCTTCCACAGAGCTTGCATTCGGCCCCAAAAGTTCTCGAACTTCTTGACGAAACCTTCCATGCCAAGCTTCTCTATATTTTTCTTGAGTGCCTTGCTGAAATCCTCTCCCTTGACCACAGCAGTAATCACTTGCCAGCCGGTTTTTATTCGGTCGACCATATCCTTCCAACTGAGGCCGATGCCCTGTGCATTGGAATTGAAAGCGCGGTACAGCGCATAGATCCCAATGCCGAGCCCGGTCATCAACACCATCACCGGCGCCGCCACCAAAAGGAACTTGCCCAGGGTTATTGCAATACCCCCGAAGGAAAGGCCGAGCATGTTCATAACGCCTTGTAGGAGAAGGATGCCACCGGCCATCGCTATTAATGAACCGAGGGCAGACACGACGCCAATCAGCACCTGCCTTGCCTCCGGAGGTATTGAATTTAAGAATTCCGCCAGCTTGGACAGCACCATAAAGACGCCGGCGGCGATTGGCTTGAATAGTTTCGCCGCGGCCTCGCCAGTTACTACTGCCACGGCCTCCTTCGCGCCGGTAATTAATTGCTTCTGACCTTCGTACGTGTCGAGCAGTTTTTTCCTGAACGCTTCGGCTGTGCCAGTGGACGATTTCATTACCGCGCTGAGATCTTCTATGCCAAGCGAGGCTTTCAATGAGGCCTGAGTATTTTCGTCCAGCACTTTGCCTTGCTCCATCAGCTCCATTCTCATGGCATTGATGGCGTCGATGCCCTTCAGATTTACTGCAATTCCGTCCACCATGATTGTTTGACTGGCCTCGGCCACGGCATTGTAAGCGGCCATTCCTCGAATACCGAATGCCACTGTAGCCAGGCGCATGCGTTCCTTGTCGTCGAGATCTTTGGTCTTCACCGCGAGCTCACTCATCACATCCAGCATTGGCCGAACTTTCTTCGTTTGCTCGTCGAATACCTGCACGCCTTGCTTTTGTAATGCCTGCTGGCCTTTCTGATCTGTGGCCAGTCTACGCCAGGCCTCGCGCAATGAGGTTGATGCTACCGATGCCTCGATGTTCATATTACGCAAAAGACCCATCTGGATCAGAGCATCATCTAGCGACTGTCCGTAGATCTTGGCCGTTGCCGTCGCCCTCGACAATCCAATTGAAAAATCACGAGTTTGGAAGTTGGTGAGCTGCGTTATTTTCAGCAGCTTGTCAGTGACTTCCGTTGCTCGCCCAACTTCATACCCCATAGATTTAACGGTACCGACGACGGCGTTGGCCGCATCACCCAGACCGAGCTGTCCCATGGAACCCGCGGCCAAGTTGAGCACAGGGTCCAGCACTTCGATCTGCTCTTTGGCTTTCAGGCCGGCGGTGGCCAAATTCGTGAGGCCTTCAATCGCCTGATCGGGACTGTATTGGGATTTCATCGCCGATGCCAGGGCCTTGTCGTGCAGCATCAACTGCTCTTCGACCGTGGCGCGCGAAACCGCGGCGACGCCGGCCAAGCCCTGCTCGAATTTACCCGCAGCATCGGCCGTGGCCTTGGCCATGCCCATCATGCCCTGCCCGATCTTCAGCGCGCCGAATCCTATTGCAAGCGAGCCCAGAGCTTTGCCCATGCCCATTGCTCCGGTTTGAACGGTCTTATTCAGGCCCATGAACGACGCGCCAACCCGCTTGATTACCGGGCTGGCCATGTCACGGCCTTGCAGTAGGAATCCAGCTCCGAACTGATTGAGGGCCATCGCTATCCTCTCTTGGGCTTAAAAGCAGCCCTGAATTCCCGCTCTCTCTCTTCTGCCGACCACTCTAGCAAGTCAGCAACTTCCTCCATTTCCAGGCCCAGCGTTTCCTCCCAGCCCATATGGAGGCCCGAACCAAAGAGCGGCAGCCAGGATAGCTCGAATCGGATCTTCCTGACTTCCTCAGAGGTTAATCCTCCGAGGAATCCGCTCCATCGCGACGGAGCTTCTTCTTCCTCATTGCTCCGCGGCCAGGGGTCAGCATGCCGGCAAAAGGGAGGTCAAATGTGAAGACGTTGCCACAGCTAAACCGTGGGCATTCGGCTTCGACCTCCGTATCTATTCCGCAATCGACCTTCTGAAACGTCGCTCTCATATCCTCGGCATCGTCGGCGAGCAATCCCTCGTATGGGCCTTTGCCCTCTCCGTCGAGCCAATTCATCAAGTCCTTGGGATCAACTGTTTCGACACTCTTGATCCGAGATCTGAACATGATGGCCATGTCACGGCCCGGGAATCGCTTCGCCAGTTTTTCCATCATGTCATTGTCCCGAACATACGAGAGATCGAACGTGACCTTTTTGCCATCTACCTCCGTGATAAATGGCTCGCCGTTCTTTATTTTCTCGAACGACTCTTCGGGCAGTTCCTGGTAGTACAGATCATCATCGAGATCCACCTTCCATTGGAACCTGTTATTGCAACTTCTGTCCGGGCATTTCAGGTCAACCTCGTACTCCTTGCCCTCTCGGTAGGAGAATTTTCTCAGCGCGATCAGCGCCGCGAGAAAGTCGCCTTGCAGCATGTCCTTCCAAATGATCTTGTTGCTTTCTTCGGCCCACGGGTAAGGCCCGGTATCCTCGAATCCCAAAGCGCATCTGGCTACCATGTCGACTAGCACCTGGTCTTGCTTGGCGCGTTGCGAACGCATCACTGAAGCCAGGTTGCTCTGATCGTTTAGAGACATTTTGCGGATTGTAATCACTGCCCTAGAGGGCAATTTCACGGTCTCGGTATGCATATACCCCTCCTTGCCTTTCCTTTTCTGTCCCAATTTTGGGGACCGGCCGAGTAGGAGCGCGATGCGCTCCGTCCTCGGCGTTGCCTATTCCCACGGCCGCACCAGCACGGCCATTACTTCTTCTAAACTGGCAGCTGCTCGAAATAATCGTAGACGATGATGGAAGTTTCGATCCTGACCTCGTCAGCGTCGTTATCCCAATCGCCTCCCGACCATCTGCGGCAGTAGCATTTGTACAGCCTGAATCGCTTCAGCTCCTCGCCGGCCCTGTCGCGTTGAACTACGTCCAGCGTTCTGAACAGATCCGGTGGCACCATACCCGTCCCGGCCGCGGCATCGTATGTGTCGCGGAACCAGTTGTACATGTCGTAGTCGTCCGTCGCTCCCCTTTCGAGTGTGACCTCGGGGAAGGTGACGGTTCCGGGCGCATTGTGCGGGTGCAGCCGTCCGCCTTCTTTGTAGGCGACGTTTGCGGCTTCGCCGGCAATCTCGCTGCAACGAGCGAAAGCTGCACGCGCCACACCGTCAATCTCCACTACGAAGGAGAACTTTTTATCCCAATTGGTCGGTGTTCCCATGGTCTCCTCCTATTAGGCCGCGAGGCTTTCCTCGAGCGCCCTGGTATCCTGAGTTATGAGCAGGATGATCCAGTCTGTTGGCTTGTTCGTCGCCAAGCCTATGCGAATGGTCATGATGCCCGCGAATTCGTTGGCCACGGGATTGAGCGCGTCGGACGCGTCGACGAAAAATGCGTCCGCGGGATTCGTTGAGCGAAACGCTCCCTTGCCCATCTCATTGATGAGGAACTGGGTCACTCCCCTGCCTGCCCGTTGGCGGTTAGTCCGATTGTTGAATCGGTGTTTGAAGATTGCTAGCCCTTCCTTGAGCGAGGTGGCAATGAAGATAACTCCGCGCCGCTCGCCAATGGAGGGGAAGTTGCCGGTGGACTTCAATGTCCTGTTGCCGTCGACGTACCACAGGCCTCCCGGCGTGCGGTTCATCGGGTTGATGCGATATGGATACACGTAGTCCCGAGCTTTTTCGTCGAGACATTCGTGCTCGGACATGCCTTGCGGATCGGCTTCAACGCCGGTCATGCCGCGAATGACTCCCCAGCCATCGCCGTAACCGGCCGTCGCTTCGTACACTCCGCCGAGTCGCTGATCGTTCGCCGCGCATTTGCCGGCAATCCAGCCAGACGGTGGCACGGTGATGTTATTGTCGGTTCCGTACACGGACGGCGCCGGGTCCCCAACGGTTATCCACGGCCAGTGGATTGCACCGTACTCGCTGTACTCGAGCAAGCCGGCGCTGGTAACGTAGGTCACCACCATCGTCTTGGTGTTCTGCGGTGGGCAATCCAAGAAGCAGAACATCGATCCGTTGCGGTCAACTTCCGCGTAGTCCAGCATGGACTTGTGCACCGTCTCCGT